GTCGGCTAGAACACTGTTTAAATGGGATCCCGTTCTTAGTTGAAAAATATTCACCATCAAATCCAAGATCTATATCACCGGAAGTCTCCTCCATCGTTTTCTTCTTACCCAGAGATCCAATGATGATATAATCCTTTCCCTCCTTATAGGAATCCAAATCCAAAAGAGGCAAAAGAACTTCTTTTATGTTTTCCAAAGTTTTCTGAGCCTCGTCTTGTCTTATGGGCCTAGAGTCCTTAATGGCCTTTCCACCTTCCATAACAGGTTTGAATTCTCTGAATTTTTTTATCCTTCCCATTATCTTTTTTTCAATCTATTGTAATATCTGGTAGTTGCATCATATAGATCCTGAGAGTATTTCTTCTCCTGCTCTGTCTTGGGATCGTCTGGATCAAAATTATCACCAAACATCTTCTTGCCTCTCATCACACCAGACATATAGAAATCTGCTGCATCCTTATCTGTTATTCTCTTATCGCCTGCAAAATTTTCTCTCTCCCATCTATCAATCTCTTCCTTGCTCATTTTTTTATAATCCTCGCCTTTCTCGTATTTGCCAAATAATGCATCAGCAACGCCAGCTCCTATATTCAATAGAAACCCAGAGATAGACCCAAGAACTTTTAGAGGATCGCCTAATCTTTGGGAACCTGATTTATAGTCTCTATTCTGCATTTCGTCCTTCACTCTTCCTTTTACAGATTCAAGCCAAGAACCTATATCGGATGATCTTTCTCTCTTTTTAAAAGCAGACAATTTACCTTTTAGAGGTCCATAGCCTTGGTCATTATAACCATAATCATTTCTCTCGTTGATAAATTCTTCAAATCTTTGAACCTTCATATCCCAATTTTTTATTCTATATATCAAAAATTAAGGTTAAAGATTGACTTTGAATATCTTATACAAGAAACCCTCCCTTTTATAGATTTCTATTCTAGCTAAGCTGTGCTTCATTAGATAATTCTGATACTTGGCACTACTGAAATCGTCAACAAAATCTATCACATTAACTTTTTCTTTACCCTCCATTTTTCTCATTCCCCTACCTAGACTTTGCTTGATCAGAACCTCACTTTTGTAGGATTCAACCAAAAATATGTTATGAAGGTTGTTTATGGAAATACCGGTTGCAAATGTACCATACGTTGCTATCAATATTCGATTCTCACCGAAATTCATTCTTGACTTGTACTCTTCCCTCAGATTTTCATCCGTGTCGCCATCAACATAGAAAACCTCTTTGTCATTATTCTTTTCCCTTAATAGGTTCCAGATCTGCTTCCCGTATTCATCTTTAACAGATTGAAACAAGACCAGTGAGTTCTTAGATGTTTTGGAAATAAAATCCACTATGTAGTTAAGTCTCTTTTTAGACTCAACCACCATTCTTCTTTCTATGTTATAAATCTCTGCACCCTCCACGTTACCGTGATTCGCTTTCAGATCAGCTAATTTGTCCTTATACTCGGGGTCTAACCAATCCAAAATAACAACCTTTATGGATATCGGGGTAGCGTAATTATTCTCGAATAGGAAACTAGGTGGGATCTCAACAACGAGCGGACCTAAGAACTGCTGTATTGTTAGATAGTCTGCTGTGCCTCTCTTTGTAAGAGTTCCAGTTAATCCATATCTCCATTTAGAATTCATGCACTTTGCTAGAATCTTTTTAATAGAGATCGCATTACTATGATGAGCTTCGTCAACAAACACACAGTCGACCTCATCAAAGAATTCAGCTTCTTGCTTAACTAGAGATTGGAATGTACCTATAATCAGATCGCAACCAGGTCTTAGCTTATTACCCGCTCCAATCTGTTGGATTTTAACACCCAATTTATGTAGGCCATAGTCATCAAAATCCTCACTTCCCTGAATGACAAGGTTTGTATTAGGAGCAATCATCATGTACTTCCTAATGAGCCCGTGGCTTTTAAGATAAGCAAATATCATAAAGGATATGAGTGTCTTACCTGATGACGTGGCAACTTCAGATACTGAATATCGGTATTTAATTAATTTCCAAGCAGTCTCTATCTGATAGTCTCTCGGCTTAAACTTAGCATCCTCAAAAAAAGAGTCAACCCATTCGGTAAATTTCTCAAGGGTTAAATCTCGGTTTATCACCTTTTCTAAACCATCAATCACTATCTCGATCTTGTACTCCTCGCCAATCTGCATCACTTCTCTCCAGAGACCTATGGGGATTCTCCAAAATGGTCCTTTCTTCTCTACGAAACAAACATTTCCATCCCATATTTTTTTCTTTACTAACGGGTGGAAGAAATGGTTGTGTATTTTCTTAGTAAGCGAGATCTCAATCTGCTTTTTTTCCACCTCGTCTGGCGACTGAGTTAAGACAAGCCATTGGTGATCGTCCGATACTATGAATTTAAGCATAATTATTTAACTGTTGTTCCTCTAAGATATTCTTCTAAAGAAATCCGACTTTTTATCCCGTATAGCATGTGGTCCACAGTCTGCACGGTTTGATCCATGAATTTTCTATGCCCTTCAACAAGCTCAACCTTTTCAACAATCGACGTTAAATCGCCATCGATTAAAACAGTTTTCTCATTAGCGCCATATCTGACATCTGTCTTTTCCGAGTATTCTCTTAGCTTAATAGATTTATCTGCTCGGTATTTAGCATTAAGCTTTGATACTATTCCTGCTAATTTGAAACTATATTCCAGCAAAGTCTGTCTGTAGCCGAACAGGTCAACCTGAGCTTTAGCTACAGTTTTTATATCCTTTAGATTGAGAGCGACAACCTGGATTTTTTCTTTCCACTCTTCTCTCTCCCTATCAAACATTTGCTTGTAGTCTTCCTGCTTTTCCATTAGAATAAACCTTTTTTATTTTTGTTGTTTTTGTTATTTTCTATCGTCTTGAAAACAAGAGGTTTCTTTTTTTCTTTAGGCTTGTCGATAGAGGGCTCCTCTATTTCAAAGTTTATCACATCCAGATCATTATCCTTTATCTCCAAAGGAAACTTGAATTTAGGTTTGCTGTCTTTGTCGATAGCATCTTCCCATTCTGTTATTTTGTTCTCTATCTCATCTGGATCACCCATCGATAAAATATCCCAATTCCAATACGTCATTTGTAAAATAATTTTCGAATCTTTTTATCTTCTTTCCAGTCTTTCTGAGATGGATGACAAGATCATTAAGATCCCATTTTCTATTCTTTGTTATAGCGTTCTCCTCTAGAAATTTTCCCCAGTTAAAAACACTATGTCCAGCGGTCAGTAGCTCTATTGATTTGGCAAGTCCTGCTTTATCCCAGTCGTACCAGAATCTTATGTTCTCGACTTCAAACGGAAATCTATTCTCAACCGAGCAAAGTCCAACAGAGTTTTTCCAAAGCCAAGAATCCATCGGGCCTTCAAATATTGTAATATCCTGTCCAAAGTCCAGCTTAGCAACATTGAAGACAGATGAGATCGGATCTATTTTCTTACAGCCATCTAGAAATTCACCATCCTTGCAATAAAGTAGTTTCTCCCAAATACCGCTTAACTTGTAAGTTAGGTACTTAGAAGAACCCTTTATTGAATTCATGTTCCTGAGTTGTAATCCTAGGATCTTGTCTTCCGGAGTTAGATTGAAAAGAAAAAGCTTTTCTCTCTTTGGATCCCAAGCAAATCTGTTATCCAGGTTCTGATATCTTTTTCTGAGGTATCTTTCTATCGGCTGGCCGACAACATCCTTTAGACCAAGCTTTTCCATAAACTCAGATCTTGGTATAATATACTTGTTGATATCATCCTCGAAAAACATAGAGATGTCGGTTGATCCAAAAATTGGTCTTCTTTTATCCCGGTTCTCGTCAAGTACCTTTTTTATATCATTAACCTCGTCTCTGGATAACTTATTGAGTACACCAAAATCTTTAAAGAAGGACAGAGAGGATTTGAAAATACCACACCCCCCGTTATAGCATTTGTATGCCTGAGTGTCCATGTAAAAATTTCCTCTTTTCTTTCTAGCATCATTGGAATCACCACAGTACGGGCAAGAGAAATTTAATCTATTTCCCGATGGGTAAATTCTTTGCTTTCCGACGTTGCCGTGGAATTCTTTGGAAAGAACTTGCCTTACTAAAGATTCTATCTTGATTGTATCCATTTGACAAAAAACAACCGGGAAGTCTTATCCCGGTTGCTTGTTATTTAATTTTTAAAGATCTGCGTACAAATCCTCTAGTGAAGATGAACCTCCAGAAGACTTAGGGGCTGAGCTCATGAAATCATTATTTGGCTTCATTGAAGCTGAATTGGAAGTCACTTCTGCATAAAAGTCAGAGGATTCCTTGGATGGAGCATCCTCTCTAAAAGGTGATGCTGTTTCTCTAGGAGAAGATGTGCTAGGTGCGGAAGCAACTCCACTGATGATGTCATTAATAAGTCTTCCGTCTGGGACTGTGCTTCTGATAACACCCATCACTTTCTCGGTCAAGTTGTCATCCCAATCCTTATAGTCAAAAGAAGCTAGATTTTGAGGACCTGTTTTAAGATATTCCAATACCTTGTCCATACCTTCTTGTGTCTTTTCCATTTTAGCACCATCGATTGTGATTGGACCTCTTTCGCCAACGAACTGACATAAATCATAGTTGTTCCACTCTCCAACTTTTCTAACGCTAACGCCAAATAGTTTACCATCGAAAAGATCATATGGGTTACAAGGATCACCATACTCTGGCTTCAATTGGGCTTCAATCATGTCGTTGATTTTCTTACCAAACTTCCAGATCATGATTTTTCCGTCTAATTCTGGGCGATTCTTATCCTGTACGATTTGTACTAAAGAATAATAGTCTTCCTTACGTGAAAACTTCTTAGCAAGCTCTTGGTCAGCTGCAGAGTGAGAGTTCTTTAACTTCCAGAAGATGTCCTTCAAGATAGATTTTTTACCAACGGTAGATGGGCAGTCTACAGAAAAGCCATCGCCAGATTGTGGATCGTTCAAATACACATAGTATTTGTGGATCTTTGATTTCTTTGGATCCGCTGCGTTAGGTACGAAACGAATAAGAGATTTGTAAACTCCGTCTTTCCCGTCTTCAGGATAGGGTTTGTAAAATTCTAAATCCTTAGATTCTCCAGATTTTGTCTTGGTTACGAACATGTCGCCATCAAGATTGAAAATGTCATTCAAGTTGCTCATAATTTTTAATTGTTTTTTTTATTTAAGTTTAATTACTTACTTTTGTTTCACAGCAGGAAGCGAGAGTGAAATAAAAATCACTCCTTCTTGTTTTGTTTAATAAACTTATGCTGTTGTTTAGGTTGTGGCTATCTGCAACAGAACGTTGCTCACTGGGCTTTAGCCAATTTTTTCTTACCAGGTTTCTCCAATTTTTTCTCATTTTTTTCCTCTAATATTTCTCTTAAATACAATAAAATCCAAGTTGCATCAACTAAATCATCTACCGGCTTATTCACTGCCTTAGCTCCGGTTATCCATTCTGATTTATTATCAGCTAGTGTTTTACAAAAATAATCCAGATTTGTTCCATCTTTTTCTCTGTTTGATAACTCTTCATAAAGTTCATCCTTTTTAGCGTTACCCTTGAGAGCAAACTTTTTTATAGAAGTCGGGGAAAACACATAAAAATTCTCGCTTCCAACCGAACCACATATTCTCTCCCTTAGTAAAGCAGTTGCCATAGAAATGTCTATTAGTGCATTTCCATTTGAGGAGAAGCTTAATCCCTCCATGGCTATCTTTATCTCTCTGTCCTTTCTATCGCCTATTATTTTTTCAACCTCGCTCCATAGGGAAAGAACAACCTCTAAAAAATAATCTATCTTAATTCTCTCCCTTTCTGAATAATCATCGGGCAGCGGCAATCTCTCTATAAATTTTATAGAAAACGCATCATTCTCAGTAAGTATAGCGTATGGCTTTTTTGAGTTCTTTAATAAGGACTCAGCTGGTCTATCAGATCTGGTGATAGATCCCCAGTGATAAACACCGTCTATGCAAATACAAAAAGCAGGAGAATTTAAAGAAAAGTCAATCCCTACAAGAATCATAAAGATTAGGCTTCTGGCTTAAGTTCAACCCTTTGTCCAGCCGCTCCGGTGTAACCGTAAACTTTAATTAGCTTGTTATAGCACTTCTTCATTTGATCGTCTGTTAGACAATTTACAATATCGATCAGAACTCTCTGGTCGTTTCCTGAAGCTGCTACAAGCAAGTTCATCATGTTCTCTTTGGTGTTTGTCAATGGTTGAGCAAACTCCATTTCGTTCAATTCCTTAACTGTTGAAAATTTTTTCATTTTACTTAGATTCTTTATGTATATATCAAACTCCCTCTTTGGCTTCTAGATAAATCTCTACTAAGTTACAGGAGAAGTTCAGCGTGAATGTCTGGACTTCAGGTGAGTTGGCAGCGTAAGATAGGGTGAGATCAGATATGGTGGTTAATATAGTATTCTTAAAACCAACACTGGTAACGATATTGCCGTTGTTATCCAGCATTCTTATAACTAGGTCATAGCTATACTCTCTAGGGTTCTTAAAATCAAGAAACCATAAAAGAGTGTCTAACATAACAAAGTAGTTTATATAGCCATCCAAAAGTTTAAACGTAACGGTAAAATCCTGAGTGAATAAATCCTGGATAGGAACTGATCCCTTGTACCTCTGCTTCTTACCAAGGTATCTTGTCTGCTCAACAGTCCCAGACTGTAGCTGTGGAAAGGATATAGCCTGTATCGTACTGTTCATCATCTGAGGAATAGATTCATAAGCAACAGGTTGCCTCTTCAAATAAGGAAGATATTTGTTGGTTATCGCTTCAGGAAAAAATCCCTTAGGGAAAACAAAGTAAAAATTACTGCCTTTGGAATTTAATATCATCTACCTTATTTGTTTTTCTTTGTCAATAGAGAACTAACGTCTATAATACCCTGAGCCGCTTGTATAAAAATAGCCGGGGTCAAGCCAGGGAATTGCTTATACCCCAATTGTCCAGGAGTTAAGAAATAGTTTATTATAGTAGCATCTGTCCATCCGGTGCTCTTGAAAGCACTGACTATACCAGAAACACCCTGAACCAATTCAGAATTAGAGAATGTTGTAGTCGGAGCTTGCTTAGTCAATTCCGTTTTAGCAACAGAGCCACTTGCACCAACCTGAGGCTTCAAGCTGTATAAAAAGGATCCAGCTGATAAAGCATTTCTAGCAGCCTCTAATGTGTTAGCCACTATGTTTGTCGGGGTGCCAGTCTGTGGAGCTGCTGCTCCTGTAGCTGCTGTCACACCAACCTGTGTAGAAGCTGAAGCAATAGTGGATCCAGGCACGGTGAAAGTTGTACCATTTGCCTTCCAATAGCCCCAGTAAACAACAGAGATCGGAAGGTTGCTAGGTGCGTCAGGTCTGGTCGAAACCAACTGTGGCGTAGCTTTTCCTCCAACCACAGAATATTGGGATTGCTTTCTTGCAGGTATTCCGTTTTGCTTCTTAGATATTGCCATTCTTGTATTATGTATTTGTAGTGACCGTAACGTTCACATTTGGATTAGTCTGTACGCTTTCCACTGTGCTAACAGGATCTCCTCCCTGAGCTATAAAAAATCTACGATCTCTAAGCTGTAGTATAGTTGAAGATATAGAATCATCTATTCTGAAAGCTACCTCACCTTTAGACGAGTTGGCTAGATTCTTGTCCTGCAAGGAAGGCACGTATATTTTCTTACCAGTATTGTCTATAAACACCATTTTATAATTAACGGTGTCACCCAGATCTATCTCAACAGGTGAACCATCAGATCCACTCTTGTACATTTTGAATTTGTAGTAGTTGTCAAAAGGAGTAACATCTATCACCATGGTTCCAGCACTCTGAGCAACAGTAGGTGCTGCTGAGGTGTCATTCTGGATAGATCCATTTCTTATTATAAGAGGTATGCTTGTAGTTGATACGTTTCTGCTGTCTATGAACACATTGCTTACCTTGACTATCTCAGTAGGTGTTGGGTTAACAGGAGCAGGTATATTCAGGGGTGCCTGATTGTAGACCTTATTATAGATCTTCATTACCTGTGGAAAAGTGTTTAACTTTATCGGGGTTATGTTTGGACCCCACTGTCCAGGATTGGCAGACGTATATGTACCGATCCTAACCACTCTAGAATTGTCCACTGTATTAACTAGGGACATAGTGTACTTGAGGGTAAAGCTAGAAGCAGTAGCAGCATTTTTCACTATCGGTCTATAATAGTTTGGAACATCAAATCCAGTGGTCTGTATGGTCTGGAATGTGTTCGTAGTGATGATAGCAACTCCTATTTGCTCCAGTGTTTCTATCTGGTGATTTATATAGTAGTTGTTACCTATTGAATTCTGGAATAGAATAAAGTCCTCTACAAATCCCTGATTGTCTGTTGCAAAGTATTCGAAGAATTGTCCGGAATCAGACTCCTTGATAACAGCTCCAATGTTGCTAAAAGGATCCTCACTTTCTAAAGAAAGAGCGGATGTTAACTCGGAATCATATCTTTCATATCCTAGATAATCGGATTTACTAGCTACTGTCCAAAGCTCTATTCTTATCGGGGCACCATAAACATAACCTCTTCCGCTTTGACTGGTTAAAGCTGCTAGTGTCTGGCTTCTAAAAGAAGCAGCTGCTGCCTGATATGTGTTGTTCATATTAGACAAACTAGGAACCTTAACCTCCAGATACCTATCATAGATATTAGCACCTATTTTAAGAGGGGTTGGGTTAAGTGTGTAAACCTGCTGTGTACCCTTCTGTATTAGAATCTGCGAGAATGTCACATATGTGAGATTCACGTCCTGATACTTGACATTGATTATGATTCCATCCAGATTTGAAAGATTGTATCCAGCTACTATATGATACCTGATTGAATCATAAACAACCTGAATATTGGCTGGGAAATTTATCTGCAGCTGATCTGTTGGTGTAAGCTCGTCGGAAAAATCATTAAATGGTATTATAAGACCTGGATCCAGAGTTATGAAGGAGTTAGTGGCTATCTGGACAACACTATTTTCAGCTGTGTTGTGTGTCACCTCGTAGTTACTGTCTAGGTTATAGATCTGGTTGGTTGGCACTATAGATGCATTGTTTACTATAGCTGTGATATAGCCATTCACCATCTTGTTGAACCCAACTGTGGTGCTTCCAGTATTAACCGGATATGTTTCTGGATCTGGTTGATCCGCATACATCCATTCCATTAAAAGGTATGGTGTAAGCTGAACGAATTTTGATGTTGTACTGTAAGCCACTTTCTATAATTTATTTAAAGCCGTCTGTTTGTAAAAATTTAGGTGAGAAATGTAAACCAACGCCTAGATAGATTCCGGGTGATATGCCATTAACTCCAGCAACATAGCCAAATCCAGCATTCAGTCCAATACCGAATCTTTTTCTCTCCTGCATTAATGTTTTTCTATTCTCCGGGGTATCTTGGATCTTAAAGGAGTTTATATCGCTAAAGGTTATACCTGGATAATCTGTAGAAACTCTAGTCATTAATCTTTTTGACTTTGGATCTCTGTATAAGCCAGTGACTATAGATATTTTTTGCTCTATGTCAACCTGAGCTGGCTTTGATATAAGATCAGCAGTAACCAAAGAAAGATCATTCTGATTCTGATTTATCTTTATCTCATATGGTATTTTACCCGATATCTTAAGGAAGTTTTGCCCAGGTAGCTCCGGGTTATGAGTAAAAGAAACAAACTCCTGACCCGTTGCTTCATCTTTATGAACCTTGGTTGGAACGTCTCTAAAAACATCGATGTATTTTGTAACAGTCTGTATTACAACCTCTGGCGTTTTTTTGCGGGCCAAATCTAATTTTCCAATAAGCTCCTTGTTTTCTTTAGAGAGTTCTGACATCTTAAGTTCATAAGCAGATTTTTCATAGACAGCATTCCCAGCTTTATTGGAGATGAATCTAACTGAGTCCTGAGAAGCCAGAAGATTATTGTGTTCTCTTCTTACCTCCTCTTCCAATCTATCACTGACATTACATTGTCTTAGCAACAAAAGGGCAAAAATAACAGCGCAGATAGTGAAGAAATTCTTCTTTAGAAAATTTTTACCCCTCTCCTTTAGCTCCTGCTTGTTATTTTCAATAACCTCTTTAATTTGTTCCATTTTCTTTAATTTTTTTCCATTTCAAAGTGAAGACGTCTATCTGTCCCTCGCCATACTTATCAGTCAGGGTTTCCAAAAAATTAAGTTCCTCCGTCCTTTTGGATTCAAGATCATTCAATAAGCTTTGAGCTTTATCTGAAAAGTCTTTCATCATTTTCTCTATCTCTCCTATATCGGAATGCAATTTCTTGTAGGTTTTAGATAGGTCTAAGACGTAGTCTTTTTCTTCCTTTGTTAATTCAATCATATTTATCTATTTTTAAAAAATCAATATTTTTGTTTATCGTCTAATTCCGCCTCCCACTGGGGATGATAACACAGGTCTACCTGTGTAGTTTGTCATCTGTATAGGATAGCTTTGTCCTGTGCAAGTTTTGACATAAGCCATCACCTGAGAGCTGTTATTATAATGATACGTCAGCTCAAAGAAATAACACGGTCTATTAAAAGTGACGTATTTTTCGGTGTATGTCGGCGTAGAAGAACCTGAGGCGTTACCAAGCTGGATCCAGTATATTCCAGTTATTTTTCTGCTAACGTTCGTGAATCTGCCGTAATCAAGGAAAACCTTATATTCGCTCACATACTCTGGCCCATATAAAGGATATGTGCTAGCAGCAGGCGGAACAGATGTGATACTAGGTATTTTAACGTAAACATTATTACCACCCGCCCACGTGCTCGGCAGGGTGAATGTTATAGAGTCGTTATAATAATTTGAAAGCGAAGATAAATCCGCATAGTATCTTAGTGTGGAAGAAGATGGCCTACCGATATAAAAACTACCAACCTGTGGGGCAAACTGTGTGTTTCCAACTACGTGGTACCCGAAAGGACCCGTTGCAGAGGTTGGTATACCTGATGACCATATATCATAAACACCAACGTCATCACCAGTTGCTCCAAAAGTAGCTCTAGATCTAACATCCCTGTATGCAACATCCGTTATGGGATCGGTCTCGCTCAATATTGCAGTGGACTGGTTGATATTAAAAACCTGTCTGAATGGAGCAAAGTTATATTCAATCACCGACGAAAATTGGGTTGTTGAAAAGGAAACAGCAGGAAAGCTAGAAGTTCCTCCCCTGGTTATAACAACACCCTGTGATCTATTAGAAACAGATAAAGCTGGCTCTATATAGGCAGACCCAAAAACATACGTCTCCACGTTTGCGGTAATAGCTGAAGCTGACAAACTATAATTAGTAGTATTGAAAATCAAATTTCCAGAAGCTGAAAATCTTAATTGCTGTGAATCTATCGTGTTGTAAGCATTAAAATATGCATTTCTAGAATTAAAATTAACAGTTCCTGAACTCTGAGGTGAAAAATTACCATCGGATCCCGCTACTAAGCTGAGGCTGCTACCTGATTGAAAAGAAACTCTGGATGAGTTCCCGGATTGTGACCAATAAAATGAAGGCTGAGATAATTGACTCAAACTTGATTTTCTAAATGAAAATATCGGTCTTTCTGTTTGATCCGATGTACTTACTAGAAGCTTAGCGTAATTCGGGTTGATGTTGCTAGATGTGTTGTTAGCATCGGAAATAACCAAAGATTCATTATTCTGATTTGTACCTGAGAAATAAATCCCGGAGAAATCTGTAACTGCTCCAAATATAGGAAGATCGTTTTTGACCTGGAAAAACTCAGACTCTATTAGAGAAATTCCGGTACTTTGCCAAGATGATCCTTCATACTGATATATGTCCCCATTCCCGGTCACTCCCTGGTCTATCCATTGGTCATACTCATTAGCATTGCTTGGCTGAGTTGGACTTAAAGTCCAAGAAGAAGCTCTTGTTCCGGAAGCTCCAGTTGGGCCGACTGGACCAGCAGATCCAGGATAACCCGTTGGACCTATAATTCCAGGTCTCCCCTCTGGGCCGGAAGAAAAAGAGATAATCTGTGAGAAGTTTTCATTTACTTTTAAAACTATCTCATCCTTAGAATCCCCGTTAAATATTTGTTTATTACTGAATCTCATCCTAATTAATCTGTAGTTGAAACACAGCCGCAGAGAATACCCCCGTCTGTGCTTGTGTAATTTTTAATATTTCCGCCCCATGCTTTAAAGTATACCTTCCATTCATTAAGCGAATTGACCCTGACTATATTAAATTCAAATTGGTCAGCATAGACGGAGTCGCTCCCGCCGCTATCGACCAGATCTCCCAAAAGAACAGCCTGTTTTTTCGCACCAGAGGAAAGAGTACCAAAAGAAGAGGTCGGATTATTTGAATTTGGTGCATCCAATATTATTGTATTAAATCCATATCCACTTGAGGTGGAATTAACTCTAAACGTCATGGTTTCACCGCTCTGAACTAGGTATCCGTAACCAGTTTTAGCAGAGGATGCTGAATTGGGTATAAAGACCGAAAGAGCTTGAGGACCTGTTACTCCGGGATTACCTGTAAACACGTCAGGATGAAAAAATTCGCCTATCTGATGTCTCATTAGGCTAGTATTAGTTGTGGTGCTGGAGGCAGCCCCTACACTATAAACATAATTAGACCCGGTTATTTTTCCTGACCATTGATAAGTTCCCGTGTTATTATAAGAAGAAACAGTTTTGGGGTTTGGAAAATATCCGCTGGTTTTCTTAGCAAACTTATTGTTTCCGTCAGAATCTGCTAAATAGAAATTATTATCCGAATATAAATACGGGCCATATCCTGGATAACTGGATGTGCCTTTATAATTTACCTTTAGTAAATTCTGGCCAGTTACGTAGTTTGATGTTCTATTGTATGTTATCCCGTCTTGTAAAAGAAGAGAATTTCTACCCGAATTTATAGTGCTGGTATCGGTCGTAACGGAGAACCTAACAGGTCCAGTAAATCCCTTCGTGTTCCAGATTGAATTAGCTGCATTAATTGATAAATTAGCAGACGAGAATTCAAAATCACCTGTCGCTGCAGTATAGTTAACATCGCCGCTAAAAGATCCTGTTAAGCCAGATGTAGTAAAAACTATATTCAAACCACTTAGCGAAAAATAACTCGTATTAAAGTCAATTCCGCCTCTTGTTTCTAGAGTCAATCCATAGGCCTCAGAATTAGCCGTTGTAGTACTACCCCACTTAATCTTCGGTGTCCTGGAATTAAATGATGAATCGGATTGATAATCCGTTTTAGAGAATTCTAATAAAGGATACCCGGACGTTCCACCATTACCTACAATAACCTTAGAAAGCTGAGGATTTTTTACACTTGGACCAGATGCTCCAGTCAGAATTAAAGTTTTTTCAGCGGGATCTGGCAAAGCCATCACATATGCTTGCGATGGTGAGCCAGAGGTTAGTCCAGTTATAGAAGAGGCTATCTCAAAGACCCCGCTTTGCGCTAATAAAAATCCCTGGGTAATCCATGAATAGCTCCCGCTAGTTAGTGTATATTGAAAAACTTCGCAATCGTTAGAAAGATCGACCCAATAATCACCAGCTGTTGCCCCGGTAAGACCAGTTTGTGGATCTGTTGCCTGGACAAACCAGAAATTACCTCTTTGACCCTGAAATCCAACAGGTCCGGTAGCCCCGGTAAGGCCAAATGCTCCCACTGTCCCATCAATCCCAATAGGACCATAAGCTCCACCTCCAGCGCTAAGAATCTGATTGAAATTATAGTTTAGTTTGTTTGCTACATCAGATTGTGAATCACCTTCCTGTAAATTTATAAGTCTTAAATCTATCATATTGAATTATATATTATAGCACAGGGGCTAGAGGAAAATTTCCACTCCAGCCTCCTCTTGAATTGTAGCTATAAGCCTCCCAAAAAACTTGTGGTTGGTTGTCCGATGAATCTATACCAGAACCAAATATTGTGATGTCAACCTGTGAGCATATATTGAGGGTACTAGTAGTTTCACCAAGAGTCCAATAATCTGTGTTTAGGGTCACCGGTCTAGCGTTTCCCTCAAATAATCCAATAAAAGAAAAACCAGAGAGAGATGGCAAAGATGAGTTAGGAGAGGGCCTACTACAAATGATTCTTAATCTAACAGCTTCACTTTTTGGCAGCGTATTATTGGAGAGATAATTCGAAACATCAAATCCTATACCCAAATAGGCACCATTCGCACCAGCAGATGCAGAGCTATCTGTTCCAACCGCTCCGTAAGATGGATCGATAAAGATTGTCCTAGAATCTATCGAATCAAAATATGGTATCGCATACCAATTTATTTTATTATATAGCTGTGGTGTTACTGGCATTTTACAATTTTATTATTCTAACTATGGTGTAGTCCATGTAATGATAGGTGATGTCGTATTATTATAGTACCTTTCTGAAGTTTTTTTCGTGTAAATTTTACCATTTGCTCTAATTTCCAATACTGTACCGCTACCAGCTGAAGTAAATTTACCTAGATTAACAGCCGAAGCCGAAGAATATAAGTTAGTCCCGTATGTAAAGAATCTAGTTACTCTCATAACGGGTTGAGCGTAGCTATAAACAGAGTTGCCGTCTCCCGCGTTCTTGGTAACATTAAAATAGCCGGTTGTGCTAGAGACACTGGGTGTTAAATTAAAATTAAATGCATCAGTCAGCTCAACTCCAAAATTAGATTCAACTGCAGATATAGAGATATATGTACCGCTAACTAGAAGTTTACCACCGGCAGCATTAACTATTATATTACCCGAAGCTGTTACTTGTTGATTTCCGAATGTTATAGATCCAGTTCTGGCTTCCAATGTTACATCATTAACGGTGTTTATAGAAGCTGATCCAGCTGCTCCCCCACCAAAATCAATTTTTATAGATCCATTTGGAGCTTGAAGTGACAAATCTAATCCTGTTTCCCATGCGAAAAAGGGATGCTTTACAGTATCATCTATAGATCCAGTCGAGCCAAAAGTATCTTTATCCAATCTGCTAAATTCCAGAGGATACCCTGTTGAAACGGACGGATTGCTAGATATAACGAATTTGGCACCCTCTGGGTTCAAATTACCCGCTTGCTCCGGTTGGTCGTCAGCTACTACAAATCCAAAATCTGAAGGATCCAATTGGTTAAGAGCTGTCACAACGCCGCTTGTAATCCCGGCAGGACCAACCACATTTTCAACTGTTTTAAATAAGTCCTGGTCTCTCTTTAGAGAACCTACTATATTCCAACCGCTGGATTGGTAAATGTAGCAGTCCGCATTAGCATCCAGCCAGTAGTCTCCTGTATTAACATCGGGGCCTGTTGGTCCATTCGATTGAACAAACCATCTAGTTCCTCTCCTCCCCATGTTTCCGGTAGCTCCAGCAGGTCCTCTTAAACCTATGTTTCCCCTTTCCCCGGTGGGTCCTTGATCACCAAGAGTTCCACCAAAAGAATTTACAACCTGATTAAAATTTGTATTCAGTTTAGAAACAAGATCAGATTGTGAATCGGACGAGGAAAAAGATTGCAGGTTTAGCCTTGACATGTATTTTAAATTTTATCTATATTAAATCTGAATATTAGCTGGTAATTAAATCCGGATTGCAGTTTATATGAGAAATTATATACCAGATTATCAACTTTAGTCAAAATTAAATTCTTATCCGGTATGTAGCCTAGCCTTAATCTTTCAGTAGCAGCTATATCACCTCTAACTTGAAGTTTTGGATCCTGAACACCGGTCGCGGTCTTTTTGACATAAACCTGAAGAATAGATCCCTCGTAAACAGGGGCTATATTTAATTCAAGGTAACTTAATATATCGTCCTGAATAGATGCTGGGTCACCAACTCCAAATTCAGATATGATATTATTCAAGAAAACATCTCCAACACCATCATTCATAAGATATCTTCTAAGCATTCTATCCAATCTAATAACTCCGTTAATTGTGGTTGAATTTATCTTTTGCCAGAATATTTCAACGTTCGGGAAGATGCCATTGTTGATAGTTGACAGAGGATTGGGATTATTGTATGGTGTTAGTAGTCCTATTTGTGTTCCAGAGTTTGTTGAATTTATAGATTGTATCGTTATTAGAGAATTAAATGCCTCCAAGTTAATAGAGCTAGCATCAGTAATACCTGAATTGTTGCTAACCTGAAGGACAATCTGATTATCAATTACCACATTGCTAGGGGTTTTCATTATCTTGCTACCAAGGAAACTCTTTCTTTCTAGCATTGCTCTAGTACCAGCAACGGAAGACTGAACAGTTGCTGTTGTATAATCATTGTAATATCCGGCATCCCATGACGATTGGAAAACATTAAAATCTTTCCTAGCTATCGGGGATTGTCCAACTAATGGATATCTAGGTCCAGCAGGAAGATTAGCGCTTGCCTGTAGTATGTTATTCTGTGAAACCTTGGTATAATTAAGATTCTTTATGATTCCAAAATTATAGACCTGCGGTCCAAAAGTGCAGTTTCTAAAACTCAGATCTATACCGGTATTTGGGATAGTATCGGTTTTATCATTAATAAAGAACAGGGTCTTTCTGAACATGGGCTCATATTTACCGGAGTGTCTTAGAAGCTGCGAAGGAACCCCATTTAGGGTAACCTGGATCTCATAAGAATTCGGTACTTTAACAGATTGTGTTTCTGGCCCCTTACCTGGTACAAGTCCAGGTCTATTTGAAGCAGCATCGGAAGAAAAAACTCTCACTGGTCTAGACTCAGATGGCTTGAATATCTGAGCTGGCTGCTCAAATGATATTGCAAAGTCATTCAGCTTTAATGTGGAGCTAGAGCTTGTCTCGTTATAGAAATATGACTCGTAATCTACGTAAGGATTCAGGGTGTTAACTCTTTCTGAGACATAAGAAAAAGATGTTCTTTTAGTTATAAAATCGAAGTAATCCTCACCTCCCTGAACCTGAAAGACGGGTTTCCCCGCATATATGCTAGCAGAACCAACTGGAACAGTCACTGGGCTGGTGAAAGAGAAGGGTATATCAAAATAGTAATTCAATCCCTGCCCAATCGGTCCAAATTCTAGGAATCTTTCAGATACTCCATTTGGCCAAGGATATAGACAGCTTATAGAAGGAACGGAGAAGCTTCCAGCACCAGTATAACCGAAGCTAGAGAAAGCAACAGAGTTACTATAAGTTAGGTTAACCTCTTCCCTTAAATCGGTGTCGTAATCAGGATTAGGATCTATGAATATCACACCGGGATTGGTCGCGGTATTAACGGAGCTGCCAGATGAATAACCAAGATTTAAAGCTGAGCTCAACTTGATATCCGCTATAGTATAGAGTGGTTGATCGGAAATAAACTGCTCAGGTAAGATATTCTTGTTACTGAGTGAGTATAGTAGCGTATAATCCACGATAGGGGATCCACCAGTTCCACCTGTATATCCAAGGGGCTGAAGCTTATAATCATTCATCACAACATCAATCAAAAGAATTATAAACTTCTGCGTGTTGTTTTCTATAAATTTATAAGAAACTGGAGTTTGTATAGTACTGGAATCCTCCGGAATGACTCTCAACAACGAGGCATATCTATATCCCTCATAACCTCTGAATCCATTTACATATAAATTTATATTGTTATTACCCTGTAGATCGGCTTTAAAATCAGACCTTTTCTTTAGAGTTACTTTCGCACCTCTAAAAACAGTTTCATAAAAACCAGTCCCCTCGTTATATGTAAATTCAGTAAACATTTCCTTTGTCTCATCCTTGGGGTCCTGATATTCAACAGGATAGTCACTAGGGCTAACAGTAAAATAAGAGGATAGGTACAGAGCTGAATCCGGGGATGCGTCCAACACAGAAGCTATGTTTATTTTGCTCCCTACATAACTTTGCTGGTCCTTCATGAATTCTACCGGGAACTGTCTAGGTACATTCTCTAGCAGGAACCACTCGTGAGTTAGGTACTTTGGATCCGCATAAAGATTCTGAAATGTTGGTGAGAAATTACTAGGGGTAAAAGCTGGAGTTAAATTAAGCCTATATTGATGGCCCCTTGAATCTGTCCCGTACTTATATCCCCATTTATTTATAAAAGGAACTATCCTAGAAAGATTTGCTCTTTCAACCGTATAGTTTTCTTTCAGGTACGAGTATTCATCTGCTAGTAAACCGTAATTAAAGGTCTGAACCTTAGTTGCGGTATCAGGTATGGGAGCAGTCTGCTCTACCGATCTGATACCAACAAATCCATTAAAAGAATCCAGATCATCCTCATAGCCTGTACTAATGCTGTATTGATTATAGTTAGCATCCGAAAATTGGAGAGGATAGACTACCGGAATTATATTACCGGATGAAGCGTTCTCAAAAGAAGTAGCTCCGCTAACACCAACAAAAGTGGTTAACTGTCCATAAGTGGAGCCATTATATGAAACGCTACCATTTTTGACGTAATACTCTATATCTTCTACTATTTCTCCTTCCGTCCCCGGTAAAAGTTGGAAATATCTATAAGTCTCGTAGTTTGGGGTTATTCCATAATTAGAACTCCAAAAATCAAAATCGAAATCTTTAAAGTCAAAGAAAGTAAATACTCCGGTTTTAAGAATATAAGGTGCAAACACATTAAATCTAGAATCAGACCCCAGATTTATCTCATCATAGATATCGGATATGACAGCAACCCTGAATAAGTTATAATCATTGAATCCTGTCACTAACTTAGTATTACTGTCGTAGATTGGGTCATCGACATATCTGTCTATCTCCGATATTAAAGAGAACCCCTTCTCTGTCTGTATAAAGTTTCCAGGTCTTACCAAATTAAGGAGGTCGTCGTCAAATGCAACTCTTATTTTAGGCTTATCAGTTCCACCTTGAAAGTACTTAATCCCGGAAACTTGAGCTGCGTCTTCCCCCTTCACCTCGATATAACCAGAGGAGCTTAGAGAATAATACAGATTCCAAGACACACCTTCTAGGTCATCCGGGTTAATATTAGACGACGACGGAGAAGCGATTATATTGCTTAAAGCCTGATAATACCTTCCATTATATCTAACGATATCACCTGCCGCATAAGAACTAGAAGGAGACCACAGCCTCTGATACTTAGACTCGAAATAATCATAATTATCAAAAACAGAGACGTAATATGTGGAATTTCCCACGTCATTAGGATTCTTAACTCTTATTACTGAGGAGGATTCCACCGTACCAGAGTCCCAAACTATATCGGATATTTCATAAACACTGGATGAAAAAGCTCCAGCTACTTCTGAAGTCGTACCAGCAGATGCATTGAAATAATAATTATTGCCGCTGCTGTATGTGCTTCCTGCTACCCAAACTATGGTTCCTGAAAAATCCCCACTTCTTATTATATCATATCTCTCTGCACCTTCCACTCTGGACCCCTGTGGCCAATATATTTTAATAACAAGATCCTTATTTGGTATATTCCAATCTTGTAAAAATTTTATATCGAAATACGGTCTGCCATTTTGGCCATTTATGGATCCTCTTGCGCTAACTAGCTGATCATCTATGCCTGTAAAATTTAGAAGATCAACCGATGTGTTTTGTAAAACAAAAGTTCCCGCTGTGCATCCAGTAGAACCAGTAACACCGAACGTTTCATTGACAGGTTCATAGGGTCCATATCCATATGGTGAAGATGCAGTTACACTAGAATCCCAATTTTCTATTCTTTTCAGGGAATAGAAGTTGTCATTTTTATCGGTTATGTAAAAAAGCTTAAGGTAATTAGTGGAATTGGTATCGTTTGACCCTGGTAAAAATCCACTAGCGCCTTCGTAATATAATCTAACACCTGAAGTAGCAGCGACTGGGTAAGAAGTGTTGTTGTAGTAATATCCAAATGCATTTCTACTTGGAACCGGATAATTCTCATTTCCTTCCGAATTTCTAAACTCATAAAGGAAATTACCATTTAGCTTAAATTCCCCTGTGTCATTTCTTGAAACATAAGCCCCATAATATCTGTTGATATCATAGTCTTGGGCTTCAGCGTCGTTGAATAAAAACTCAAGATTCAATAGATTTGGACAAACGATGGCATTTCTAGCAAATCCTTCCGTAACATATCTTTCCAAATCCATCTGCACAGTGGAGCCAGAGCTAACGAAATAGTCTCTCATTAACTCGCCAGCTTGTGTATATGTGCCAGATGCTAGAGATATACCATTAAAGTAACTAAATCCACCTTCACCAAAATTGATATAAACGGGCGAATATTGCTCTCCTAGATTCGAAAATATGTTTCTTATGTAATCACCGATCTTGGTTCCACTTCTTAGGTCGTAAGTTTTTACAGCCTCTGAATTTGGTAGTATTTTCTCGGTAAAATATGTCTCGACGTCCTGTACATTTGAAAGATTGTAAAGTTCTTCGAATATCACAACCGAGCCTTGTCCGGATGTTATTGAATAGGATGTCAATCCAGATAAGCCAGTAAAAAAATCTCCATCTGAATAATAAACAGGATTTCCGCTTGAATCTGTACCATATCTTACAACGAAATCATCCTGATCGTAATTTTTAACTACCTTATACTTTACACCTTGATTAATAACGGTTTGATTATCCGAATATTTATAGGAAATTGGACCGGGTACTTTAAATATAACAAAGAAATCCGGGATCTCGCTTCTTAACCAAAGAGGTGCAAGATATGAAAATTCCTCCTCATAATTCTTATCGATAAGAGTTTGAGCTCCTGAAGTATAAAAGAAATCATACTGACCAGCGTAATTGTTAGAAGCTTCTATGTCTCCATTAGTGAACCTACCAACTTTAAATACAACGCTAGACGAGATGACACTGGGATTGAAGAATGTAAATAAATCCTCAGCATAACTTTTATCACCCGTTACGTTATACTTCTTAAAAATATCTGAGGTGAGAAGAGTGTCAGCATCAAAAGAATTGAGCCATACACCCCCGTTAGAATCTACAGTTATTTTAACATTACCGCTTAGGGCGGGGTTGGTTCTCATTAATGAGAACGATGTGTTGTAGTCGTATAACTTCTGAGCTGGCATTTATTACTAATTAAGGATTTATTGTCTTATTAGTATTTATCACCGATTAAAAAGCCCACCAAATCCGGAGTTGTTATTCTGATTGTTATCCAGAGACAGGTTGAAAACATTTACCGGAGAGTTGACAGGAGGAGTTACTTGAGACCCAAAATTAGGAGCTATTAGATTTTGGTTTCTAAATGATCCAGAAACTTGTATATCAAAAGAGAATATACTTTGAGCCCTCTGCTGTAAATCTATTCCTATTTTCTTTGTGTATGTGATGTTACTTAGATTGCCAGCTTTTCTCCATCCCCCTATATAGCCTCCTAAATCATTAGCTCTGAATTGGAATATAAGTGGAACGTTGATTGCATTATTAGTGCCTTCATAGATCCTCTTAGATGCTTGAGCGGTAAATCCATCAACTGCAAGGAATGTTGCCTGTGGTATTCCTAAGAAAAGATAAGCTCCACATGAATATTTACCAAGCAAATACTGATCATCAGCAGAGAAGCCAACCTTATCTTGCCATTGTGAATCATAGATATCGACTGCGTCAGCAGTTGCTCCGGCAGCAGCTGTAGGAGTTCTATATTGTGTTTGAGCATAATAACCAGGAAGCGTTGAATCACCATAGAACCCTAAAGCATGTCTGAAGGCTGGGTATACTATAGATCCAGGTACAGAGTTGTCAAAATTAGGCTTAACATAATTAACGAATGTTCCGGTTGCTCCAGTATTCAAAACTGGATGAGATGTTGCTATACAAAACTCGGAAATAACTCCGCCGCCAACTGGCGTTGTTATGGAGAATGTTCCGTCCCATATCGAAGCACCGGTTGAACCTGAAACCGTCGTTGGAGTGTTTGTTGGGTCATATGGTATTAAGCAAGATCCATTAACAGGCATAATTCCACCAGTCACACCAAAAAATGCAGTGGTTGGAGTGGATCCGCTATAATCATAAAGATCATTGAAAGTTGGGATCTGAGAGCTTGTTAGGTATAAATCCTGATCCAAGCCAAGATTTTTATATCTTGAATATAAGAACTGACCGTATGTCTGTGCGCAAGCAAAAGGAGCTGCCTGTTGGATGCTGACGTTCGATACCACATCCGATGATGCATAAGTAACAACGGAAATAGGTACACCACCATATCTTAGATTGGTACCGTACCCATCTATCTGCGGATACGTTGCAACAGGTGCCTGAGTTGTTATTCCTCCTGGAACTATAGACTGAAGCTCTACTGGTGTAGATTGTGAATTTCTAATAGAAATTAGATATGTCTTAGTGTAGATCTTTCCATTATCAGTTGGGATATCGAAAATCTCATTATAGTAACCAGCATTAAGAGTTATAACCTGTCCGCTTGTTATCCGTAACGAGCTTATATCGTCCAATAGATAAATCTCCAATATACCAACAGTAGCTGAAACTAGTGATTGTAGAACTGATATCTGCTGCTGTAATTCCGCTATCTTATCGAAAAGACTTATAGTTCCACCAGCTGAATTAAAAAATCCAGAGGCAATATTAGAAGCCTGGTGGAAGAAAGTAACTGTGTTCTCTGTGAACTGCTCGGATAAATGCTGGGGTAGTCCCTGAGCGTTAAGATCATCCTGTATTCTAACAACCGCTGAATCCTCTGAATTTGATTTCAAAAGATCAGAGATGCCATTGACACCCAAATCATTAGGGAATGATATTGTAACGGGTTCAGAATATTCAGAAACAAGAGGATTATTAGGCCATCCAGCTTCAGAAACGGAAGCTATCTGTATTTCAACTCTTTCTCCTTTCTGTATCGGAATATCAAGCTGGTTAACATTCTGAGCATCTGCATTATCAACGCTCTCAGGAGCCCACACATAAATACCCTTTGCTGAATCGTAAACCTTCTTTCTTATCTGAGTTGTATACTCTGTCCAGTTTGTAAAAGCTCCAGTTTTTTGTTGGCCGTTGTTGTCTACAAACTTTATCTGTTCAGTTGGCTGTGTTGCTCCACTGTCTGAAAGATATCTATATCTTACCTTGAAAGCTATTACCTGCTGTTCACCAGTTAGTGGATCGAAAATTGGATCTGGTATAGCCCAAAATCCCCTAACTCTATACTTAGGCTGCGTGTTAATCTGCGCTAGATCAGTAGTTGTAGTTTGTATATCTTTTACAACTGAAGAATACAGCTGGCTCTTTTTTGCCTTCTCTTCTATAAGAGAACTTAATTTTGACTGTATGGTGTTAGTTGCTCCAGCCGTAGATGCCGTGCTACCCAAAGATTTAGCCTGATTTAGCTGCACCTTAGTCTGGTTGATCGAAACGTCAAGTGCATCGATCTCTGATTTTAGCGATGTTTTAGCAGCAACTTTATCCGTAGCTGTCTTAGCAGGAACTGAATCTGTTACTTGCTTATTGATCTGTACAACCTTGAAGTTTGTCTCTGCAACAGTGGGTATATTTGGCGTTAATCCTTGGATGGCAGGGACTGTTTTTTCCTTCGCCATATCCAAAAACACTTTACCTATATCGGCCACCTGTGAAACGTAGAATTGCTCAAGGGTGACCAAATTTCCAGCGGAGTCTAGAGTTGTAAGTTCGCTACTCCAGAAAGTTACCCCGGTGGACCACTGAGACGAAACTATATTGTAATTATCGTCGATTGTCTTAAAAAATACGCCTTGTCTTTCATCGTTTGCTACGGTGACATCGACAAATCTAGGACCCAAATCATTCGAATAGAAGTTAAGAGTATTAGCTCCCAAAAAGACCTGCTGATATCCAGATAGTCTTTGTAGTTGCACCGAAGACTCGTCGATATTCACAGAGGTAACTAAGTATATGGTACCATCCTCGGTAGATAAACGATCTCCATTGTTTAGAACCTTAGAGTTCTGAACACCTGTAGTTGTATCTGTATAATTTAAACTTCCTAATTTGTAATTTCTAACTGTTGTCTGAACCAGCTGTCCATTTTGACTTGTCGTAGAAACCACGCTATCATAAAAAGAAATAACGCTAAATGGACCAGTGTATCTTAATTTTCTAAGTGGTAGCTGCTCTATATTCTCATCGGTAAAATATTGAATTCCAGCAGCAGTTAATTCAGTAACGAAATTATCATACGAAATATCATTTCTTCCCTTCAGGTTGTTATCAAAAAAATCTTTCTGAGCCTGATCTGTCGTGTTAGCTATTATTCTCTTAATAAGAATCCTATCTGAGCTTTCTTGTATCTTTCCAGTTACGTCTATGCTGACATATAAAAGAGGACTGAGGAAGCTTTCAAAAAACCAGTTGTCTCTAGTTTGGAAAGTAGCAGGTACCGATAGATTACTCAAGGGAGCTGGGTTCTTCAGAGGCTCCGCTTTGAAAACCTGAGAATAAGTTCCGTCAGGATTTCTCACGGTTGATCCATTTGAAATACCTGCTAGAGATTGTATGTTGCCGTCTATTCTGTCGATCTGTGCTCTTAGATAACCATACGATGGGATACTAGCAGTAGTTGGATTACCATTGTCATCTAAAACCTCTATTGAAACTGTCTCGTTGGTAGACGTAGCCACTTCGTTCAGACCGTTGATGATTTCTAAAGCATTTTTCTGAAGTCTCAAGAATTGAGCAACTAATGAACTTATAGAATTTTGAGTGCCTGCCATTTCTTTTAAATATTGTTATTTGTTAAACTCTTTCCTACAGCATCAACCTGAAAAACTAAATCATCTTGGTTTATGCAAACTATCTCTAGAACTGGTAAGTAGTCATATTGGGCGAAGAAATCGGAATCTAATGATATAATTAGGGTCGAATAAGGAGACGCATTAGGATTTGATACGGGGTATTCACCAGTAGCATTAGTTAGTATGTTTATAAAGAATGCACTAGGATAAACTCTATCACCAAAAGTCAATCTGAATCTCTGCCCGGTTTTCCATCTGATATTCGTGTCCTGGATCCTTATATTCATGTCCTGTGTCAATGTTATAGGAATTCCGTTGTTAATGTGCTTGAAGTAATTTGAAAATTCAACAAGAGGTATCAGATTGGATCCAGTTTGGGTCAAAGTTCCTACTCCGTTGTTAGATCCTATATTAAAGTCCTGATTTATATTATTGATATAAAGCTGATTTGGAATAGATCTGTCAACATCTATACCTTTACCCTGTTTAACAAGATCGAGATCATAAGAAACTGTGATTGAAGACTGGCCGTTTATAATAGCCCTAGTCATGTCATAGTTCTGGTCTATCAACTGCATAACAGCATTAGTGTTGGTAAACAGAGCCTGATTAGCTGCAAGAGCAGCCTCCAATTGAGCTATTCTTGCTTCTAGAGTAGCAGTTGTTGTGGAAGAAAGTAATAGATCCTCCATTGCAGTTACTCTTTGCTCAAGAAATATGAACTGCGAAGCAGTGTCATTTATTGTTCCGGAAGCGTCCTGTAAAACATTCATAGCATCCATGAACATGGAAAGCGAGAATGGCGAGTAATCATTAATAGCTTGCTCAACCCCGGTCTGATCTACATCAGTATCAAATTTAAGATTGATCTTGAATCCATAGGAGTTACCATTTAGTTTTGTAACCGGATTTGGTCTATACTTGGTAAATCTAGGTATAAAAGAATCACCAGATTCAGAGTTAACGTCGTCTAGGAAAAGAACACCATATAAATTTGTTGCAACGTCTGCCTCGTTAGCGGGATCGTATACATCATAATAAATAAGGACACAGTTAAAATCAAAGTCACTAGCATCGGATGTTGAATTGAACTCCTCTATTGTTGAGATGCTAGAGTTATCTATAATCTGCTTATATGATGTCGGGTCAAAATCCAATCCAATAGAATCAAGATTTGATCTGACATATTGCCAATTGTTTATGCTACCATAAGACTTATTTAATATCTTATTTGTCGGATCAACAAATGAATTATCTGAGAAATAACTGTTAGGTGTATCTAAAGGTGAATACCAGTTTCCTGTATAAGCAGAGCCATCAAAAGTCTCTGTATAAGAAACGGTAGGTACTCCAGATGCCTCTTCGTCAAAGATAGCTAGAGTACTTAGACCTGATGGATTAACATCAGTGTATGATCTACCGGTTAGGTATTCATCATCCAATGGATCTGGAGGATTATTAGTCCAAGTGTAGTCTGGATAGTAGTTGGTATCTATAACGTTTTTAAATAAAACAGTAGGTGTGTTTCCGTCCATAGTTGGAACGTAAACATAAACCTCAGAATAAGCATTATCCTGATTTCTAACCGAATTTACTATATCCAATCCACCTATGTACTGAACCACCCTGTTATAGGGACCGGTTAAACCAATAGCTCCGGGTGTTCCTGCTGTTTCGTCTCCCTCAACATATCTCTTTTGTGTAACGGGAAGACCATCTGAATTGAACGTGACAGTATTTTGATCCAAAGAAGGTGATACCTGTTCCGCTGAAGCTGCTTTAAATCTAAGTGCTCCAATCTCCCTCATCCATTTCCAGAAAACACGCTCAGAAACATTCTGTTTTAGGCTAGGATCGTACTCGTCACTGCTAGTGATAGTCGTTTCTAAATTTAAACAATATGACTGGAAGCTCTGAGAGAAAGCTATGTTAGCATCACTAGGTACTAGATTGTATGTAGCTGTACTCCAGTCTATGAATGCGCTATCGGGAGCATTTAATTTAACAGTGTTCTGCTGAGATGCCGTCGTACTTATATCTGGAATATTTAGAAGTGCAAACTTTGAAAATCTAAATTTATTGACAGAGTTATTGAAAGTAAAGGCAAGGTCTTCCGCTGCAGAACTAAATGTGTAAAAAGTTCCACCCTGAACTTGCAGTGGTCTAATAAAAGGGGTTTTTGCCATTTCTTCTTTCTAAGTTTTTTATCCAGCTGTTACATTGACACCATTAACAATCACCCAAGATCCTTTTTGAGTTGACTGATCTCCTGCTATTCTAGGTTCCCATTGGAGGGTAACCGAACTTCTATATGGTGTATTGGAAGCAAATGTTACACCCGTGTAAGACCCATATGTGGTAGAGGTGTTAAAGCCAGTGTAATAAGTTTGGGTAACGCCAGTGACACCGGTAGCAATAAACGGATTGGTTGCTCTTGCTGTATTAACTATAGTAAATCTAAATCCAGTAGGTAAGCTAGAGGCAGTAGCACCGTTGCCATCAACCACTTTCATAAAGAATCCAGTTGGGCCGCAGTTAGCATAAATAACATCCTCTGTTCCGGTTAAAACATAGGGATTGTTAACGTTGGTAGTGATACCGCCACCTCCAACTCCAGTTGTACTGACAGGGAAAGCAGCAGTTAATCCAGGTGTTCCAACAGCCAAAGATCCGTTAGTAGACCAGTTGTTCGCATGAACCTCGTTATAATAAGCTCCGTAAGTTGTTCTGGATGTGTATCCAACATTACCAGCAAAGCTAGCGGTAACACCCGAAGCCTGAGCTAAATCTGATGCTATACCAACTGCACCACTAAATGTGGATGCTCCAGAAACCGCTAAGGTCTGGGTTGACGTTGAAACAAAAGAAGCTGCTCCTGAACTTGTTATTGACGATAAAGCAGTTCCTGAAGCGGGTGTTGAAAATGTGTTTGCTCTGATAGTCAAAGCTGAAACTCTACCAGTGGAAGCACTTGTTAAATCCATAACCCCCGTGGAGGTATCGATTCCAAACACGCTTTCAAATCCATTAACCCAATTCTGGAGGATTAAAAAATTAGAATTTATTGTGATTCTAGATCCGGATATAGAATCCGATCCTAATATTTCAGTGATACTAACTGATGCCATTTTTTAATTTATTATTTTTCGAATTTATATATCATCTTCTTAAAGAGGACTTAAAAGGTGATTTAGTCCCTGTACTCCTGATATATTCTCAATATCGGTTCTACTATCTCGTGTCTATGATTAGTCTTAAGGACAACGATTCTAACTCCTTTGACGTTCTCCTCTAATCTAGCAAAGAAGCTAATACCAGAATCTTTCTTGTTTTTAAGGTCGGTTTGACTGATATCTCCGCAGAAAACCATTTTACCACCTTTACCCAAACGGCCTAACATCATCTCGGTCTGGCCGTGTGTTATATTCTGGCATTCGTCCACTATGACGAAGCAATTTGGAAAGGTTCTACCTCTCATAAAAGCGAAGGGTACTATCTCGATTTCTCCGTTAGTAATCATCTTGTCAATCTTATCCTTGTCATACAAAAGATAAAGGTTAGAATAGATAGGTGCTAACCATGGATCCATTTTTTCTTTTAGGTCACCGGGTAAGAATCCGATATCTTCTTTAGCTACTGTAGGTCTGGTTATAATTATTTTTTCAATTTCTCTTTTGAAAAACATATCCAGAGCAACCTGACAGGCAGCAAGTGTTTTACCAGATCCAGCTTGACCTTTCATAAGGACAACTGGACTTTCATAAATTATAGATTTAGCATTTTTTTGCTCATCGTTTAATTCAACCTTGAATTTAATTGGATTCTTAGGTTTCCTCTTTTCAGAGTTGGGGATTTTGTTTGTATTTTCCATACTAGTTATTGTATACGTTAAACATTAAAAGTATCCGATTTTATATTAAAATTTTTATTGATTAAAAGTAGCATCCGTGCTATCCCTAATAACTAGATTGGAATAGAAAGGAAGCTTATTGTTATTTATGTTCTGTAGCTGATCCTGAGCCATGTTTTTCTTCAGTAGCTGTATTTCGTCCTCCGTTGTTGTAGGAGGTAAAGGCCATTCATAATCAGATGAGTTAACAACAAAAGGATTCTCATCATTTGGATTCTTGTCCCTGTGATTAACAACGGTTATGAATGCTGGCTTGGTAACTTCAAAAACGTTTCCAAATGCATCTTCAACAGAGTTGTATATTGAGTAGTAACCGGGTTGTGCAAATGTGTATATGAAGTATGGAGTATTCTTAACATTTAGAATCTGCTCACCTGTTCTAGCATCGCTTAGAATCCAAACGTTGTTCTGCTTACCGTAGATAGCGGAATTATAGTTTGAAAAGAATATAGTGCAAAGCTGCGGTACGCTCATACCCCTATCAGTTTGATGTACATCACACCACGTCCAAGGATTAGATCCAGGTCTGGATATTATTTGACCCATGTTAATCCCAACAGCCGGAACATACTGCTCCGAGAGGAATGAATATATGTTTGAATTAGCACTGGTTGTAACAGAGTCTATCCAGGATGGTCCAGTTGTTCCACCAAATAATGATATATTATTACCGGTAAAAAATATATTTCCGTCATTGTCCGATGATATCAAATTACCTGATACTGTCCTAATTCCACCTAGGTTGATAGTGTTTACTACGCCAGTTTCTAAATCCTGTTTAAAGACATATATCGTTTGTAAATTAGAGCCAGAAGAAGCAGAGGTTGCTCCAGCAAATAAACCAATTAGATCACCTTCGTTCCTTACATTCACCTTTGAATTAAAAAGATCGCTATCGTTACCTGCAGGGGATCCTGATCCCGTTTGTGTTATGGTTTGTATATCTTTTAGTGGTCCAAAAACTACTTTCTCCGTGGAATTTGAGGGGTTAATAAATCCAGTTACTAGATACTGGCAAGGCAATCCAAGTTCTATATTCTTATTGAGATAGACACCGGATGTTGCTCCGTAGTGTTGATTTGTCAGGGTGTAAAAACCATTATACTTGCTCAGATATCCTGCGTTTCTTATGCCAGGTTTAAGATTTGTCTGATCAGATCCAAATGAACTAAAAAATCCACCAGTGACACCTAAATTTGAAGGATCGGAATAGTCCAATATAAAATAGAATGGTTTATGACCGGAATACACCGTTGGGTTGGTAAAAGTAACACCCGCTATATTAAAATCTATGTTGGTTGATCCATTAACAGCTACCGTATCGGTACCGGAAAGAGAAGCAATAGAAACGGATCCTATGTAATCGATGCCGTTGTTGTTAATCTGGGCTGCACTTCTCAAGCTGAAATCTACAGAATTCATAACAACTATTCCGTTAACATCAGTAGCACTTCCGTCGTTTCCTATGATTTCAGGAACATATATGTTATCGGTTGTTCTGTTCCATGAATTTTTCAATAAAGAAGTTTCATAATTGGATGAAGTATAATCCATCTGGAAGGAGAATGAAAATTCGCCCATAGACGAATCCATCATCAACTGCTCTAAGTTATATGAATTAGCTGTGTTCAATGTGGCAGGAAAATGCCTAAAATTCTTAACCTGATATTTCCAAGAAGTCTCTGAATTAACGTCCCTTAGAGATGTAGTGTTTCCAATATTGTTGGTTAACTCCATTATGAATATACCAGTAGCTAGTTCAACCGCTGATGTATCGGTTACTCCTGTTCTGAAGAGCGGGAAAGACAACTGATTCCAATACCAGAAATCGAATGTGTAATCAGTTCCAGATGAAAGTGATTGTGATCCTGAAACCCAGGTAACACCAAAGCAATAAACGGGGAAAGCAAAATTTGAATCCGGTAGCAGGAAGCTTATGGTGTCTATTCTATAATAAGCGCTTCCTATTTGAATAACCATCCCCGTGTAGAGATCCGAGTTCGTAGTTGAAAGAGTTCCCGTCACAGGTGATTGTCCAACAGATATGTACTTAACAGAGCCAGAAGATGATAGATCACCTGGTACCTGGGTTATACCATCTTCACCATATAATCTAAAGTTAGAGTCCGATGTGCTTGTACTAGAAGAGCTCCTATATGTCCAATCTATGTTTACGTTTGGTGAATATTCACCAGTTCCACCTGGTGTATAGATCCAATCATAGTCGGTCTGTAGTCCAGCTACATCAGCATTAGTCAATCCAACCGGAGCACCGGTAGGACCTGCTGACGGTAGGAATGAAGACCAAATGTAATCACCAGCCTCGATTAATCCATTGAATGATCCGCCTACATAGATTGATTTACCGTCCTCGGATGGTATTATTCTTACTACCTTTGTACTTTTACCAGGTATGGTCATAACATCAACCACCCTTCCGTCCTCATCGTAGCTTGCTATAAATCCGGTGTATGAATCGGTAGCTGATGGTGAATCCGAAGCATCATAAGTTTCGCCGCCCTGTACATCTATGGATCCAGCTAAAGTTGGATTAGTACCGAACAGATAAGCTGTTGCTCCAGTTATATCAGTTCCTAAGATTATTCCATTGGAATTAGGGCTAACCTCTACGCCATTACTAAATGGCTCATATCTTGCTTTTATGGCTCCGCCAAGAAGATATCTCTTATGAGTTCCGGTGTCAATCACACAGTTCGTATAAATCTGAAAATCCGTAACATTTGCAACAGATAGATTGGAAAGAATCTGAGCCCACTTTGCTTCTTGAACGCTATTAGAAAGGTCTATATCTGAAGTCGAAGGTATAGGTGGATTATTCCAATAAGACTGTTTTCCTGCTTCTCCTGAAGCTATCGATGAAAGTTCAGTTGTCAAGAAAAGATTTCTTGGATCCAAACCTGGGAATTTGTACTGCAGGTAATCCGTTTGGTATGACTGCCAATAAGGATATTCCCATGTGTACTTATTCACATTGGGTATAGAATTAGCAAAAGGTCTGTTAGCTCCTGTTGCTTGATTATAATATGTAAAGTTCCATCCGGTTGCTCCGTCTTGTAGGCTTGAGGCCTTGACGTGTGGTATCTCATAGGAGAGTCTTTCCAGATTGTTCTGCTTAAGCATCCAGATGTCGTACTGATATGTTAGGATACCATCCTGGTTTCTGTTTCTATTCTGCAGTCCTAAAGCTAATATCTGATCGCTTCCGGTTAGACCTATATTAGAAGCTGTGACCCCGTTAAAGTGATAAAGACCAGGTCCTATATCGTAGTTGCCCCAGAAAACGTGTCCATTTTCTCTTATCACCATGCTAGTTACACTAGCGGTTGCACCTGGTGTGTCGAATGTCTGCCACTTTTGGAAATCCCAAAACTGAAGCTTTCCTGCATCTGAACCGGACCATAAATTAAAGTTCTCATCCAGTCCAAGAGAATAAACGTTATCGCTTAGATTCGAGAAGTTTGATGAATTATAGAAGTTAGCAGACGGGATGTAAGGTATACCACCTTCTAAATAGGAAACACCTAGTTCTTCACCTGGTATCTCTATTATACCTTGATTAGTTCCAAGGTAGTATCTATAATCATCACCACCAAATCCTCTAGCTTTTATATCGTAGATATGGGGCCAGGTGTAACCATCGGCCACTCTTTGCCAGGAATCGTTTGGAATGTCATACCTATATAGATAACCTCCGGTCAGTCCTGAATATGCGATCTCGCTATAAACGGAACCTGATGAGCCCAGAGAATAGCCAGTAGCTCCACCCAGAATGTTGATGGTATTTAAAGAACCGGTAACGTTTCCTGATTTAAGATCAGGATACCATGTAGCCGCTAGGTCGCTAGATTTTAGAATTGTTCCATCCTCACCTGAAACGAAAATCTCGTTGGTGTTATTTGGGTTTAAGCTTATTGCTTTAAGATTATTCGTTGTACCGGAATCCCTGAAAGACCAGGTTGTCCCTAAATTAAGGGATCTAACTATTTGCCCGTTATCTCCTACTCCAATGAAGTTGTTACCGAATCTTACAGCAGCATTGTATGGATAAATTGAATTTGTTGCAGAAAAGGGGCCAAAATTAATAAAATCCGGGGAGATACTTCGTAAAATCTCATATCCACCAGTAGTTAGGTTTCTAAAAAATCCAATAGATAGCGATGATGTTTCATATTTGAGATTCAGAATAAAAGAGGTACCCGATCCTGGAGTAGCGCTAACCGTCCAGGTAAAACCGCCATCTGCTGTATATGATTTGTAACTCAAATCAGTAGCGTCATCAGCAGATATTATCATTAAGCTGTTCGTAGCAGCTCTATAACTAGCACTTCTTGTTGTACCATTAGTACCAACAGAATATCCAGTTATTGTCTGCTCAGCTGACCAGGTAGCACCGCTATCAGAACTAATAAAATAATTACCAAAGGCGGTCAGTGCAAAAACACTAGTTGAGTAGCTAGTAACATCGGTAAAGTAATCACCAGCAGTCGAAGCAGTTGGTCCAGCATCCCAGGTAAACCCAGCATCGCTAGTTGTCCATATCTCATTATTAGCAACAGCTACACCATTATTGACATCAGTAAACGTGCTTGCAACAACATCACCGGTTGTGCCTATCGTGGCTATTTTATCCCAGTAATACACGGTGCCAAAAGATCCAGAGAATGTTAAATCTGAAGTTCCAAGAGGATTCAAAAAAGCCAAGACGTCATTACCATAGGGACAAGCGTATATTTTAGAAACCTCCATAGGGGTATCAAAAGTATCTATATCATTAAACGACCAAGATTTTCCAATATTGACATCATCCGGAGCTATATAAAAAATAGCTGGATCGTCTAGGGTTTCTATCTCGGCACAGCCGACCCATTTCGTTCCATCTGGAGATATTGATATTGTTCTCGTATCGAGATAATATGGAGCAACCGAGGGGACTGCTGAATTCTGATAATTGTAATAGGTCCAAGTTGCACCATTAAACATTCTCAAATCTTGTCCGACTACCCAAATCCTATCATCTGAATCTATATCGAACCCTAAACTGTATAAACCTGTGTATGACATCCAATTATATATTGAGGTAGAAAAATTAAGGATTAAGTTCTATATGGTGGTGTAGTTCCGGAAGAAGCAGTGACTGCAAATGCATCTTCGCTGGTGTTAACAAGATTCGAATTATTTGCTAGGGTGGAAGGTGATACACCAACAGGAGCTATTGTGTAATAGAAGTTTCTTATATACGAATCGCTAGAGTTATTGAGCTGATCTGCTACCTCCTGAAGTGTTAAACTGCTAAAAGAAGCTGCTGTGAAAGTCACGCCAACAGGAGCAGGATCAAGCTCTGTAGCTGTACTCACCTTGATATTATCTCCATCTGATGCTGTGTGTATTTCAAATCCGCCAAGCCATTCCCCGTTATATTCAAAATCTTCCCAGGAGTGTGCGTAGCCATCTTCCCACTGACTTTCCTCGAATATTTGCCAATCTAGATGCTTAACCCCCCAGAATCTAAGATTTGGATTTGGATATGTGTCCGATGTTTCGTTCCAGAAAGTGTAATTATAATAGGATCCAGTACCGCCGGATAGTGTTGCAGACGAAGAAGTAACTGAAAGTGATCCAGTGACCTCTGTTGTCAGTACAGAGCCATTGAATTGAGCGCCTGTTAGATCGGGTGCCTGTATGGTTATGTAAGTCGAAGCCCCAGTTGGTTCGGGACAAGAAGCATAAAAGTCCGGGTATGTAACCAGCTGATTAATAGCAGCAACAAGCGTGTTTGTTGTCTTATATAAAATATCTCCAGCGGTTGTCTCGCCTATCAATCTGCCGTCTATATAAACCTTTATTGTTCCAGGGGTAGCTACGTTTTCATTTCCATTAAGAGTAACCGAATTGGAGTTTGCAGAATAAGTTACTCCGCTCATGGACGTCGAAAGGGTAAGCGAAATTGTAAACACAGTGGAACTTAGCACATCCTGAACCTGCCAGTTTGTATTAACCTCCGGGGTGTCACTGTTTGCAAGCCAAACATAGTCACCAACGGAAAGTCCATGATCTGTTGTTGTAGTTATTTGAGCAAATCCAAATGTTCCTAGATAGGTTGTCGACTCAGGAGAGCTAACGTCAGATATTGACAAGAAGGCCTGAGTTAGATCTATAAATCCAGTGGCTCCTATAGGATCGGAATATGCACCAACAAATAAGCTTTGACCTTCCTCTATGTTGTTCCCGTATGTGGCATAAGCTAACATCTGGGCAGGCATTTCTTTATTAACCTCGCTGTATGTCATTCCCTCTGCGGGATATTCCCAGATGGATTGATACATCTCCCATGGCTTGTATGTTTGATCCCATTCATAGAACTCAACTTCTCTATATCTTGTCCAAGCATCGATGTCGATCACGGTAGGTGACACCTCTATAAGATTGTTCTTTATGACATTTGTCTTAGCGTTAAATCCGTCATAGACGTTACAGGTGACCTTGTACTTTCCTGTATAAGGTAAGAAGTGTGCAAACTTATAATAATCGAGTACACTTCCTCTAAATTCATAATAATAGGGAAGTCCTGGTTCAGTTGGAAGCTTTTGTATTATCCATTGAACCTCAACCATATTAGAAAAGTCTATATTCTGCCAGGTGAGCATTAAATACTCCTGTATAGGTGAGATTAAAACTTCACCTCCTACAGTCACCGATCCACCGGTGTCCTTATTCAGCGTATATTCACCAAGTGTGTAGTTTGTAGCTGTTATGGTTCCGTAATATCCACCGGTTAACCCATTGGTGGACACATCCTGATATTGTCTAACAAGAACATAGTCGCCTACATTAAAGCTCGGTAGTGTCAAGGAGCTCCAATTAACTCCCATTTCATCCCATACCCAAATATCAGTCAGCAGCTCTAATACCACTGGCATACCCAGGGGATTTCTATAAGGTTCACCACTAATTGGATCAACCAAAGGATTTGGATCCTGTATTCCGTCTCCTAACTTCTTAAGATTTCCGTTCTCCTTTTCCTGATACCATTTCGAAATTGCTTCAATCATAGCTGCATTTTCAGCAGCACTTCTAGTTTGAAGATAGTATAAAGGATCGCTTATATTTCCAAAGTCTGAAATAGGGGAAGACTGTACTGAGATTGTCCCGTTTATAAAATAGGGATTCAGCGTGGAGTAGTAATAAACTGTGCTGTTCTCCTGCGGATTAACATACCACTGAAGAGTAGCACCAGTTGTACCATTTCCTGTTACCCCCAATGGATCAGTCTGGATTGGATATGGCGTTGTACTTAACCAGAAGTCAAAATCACCAATCTGTGAGGATAGAAGATTCTCGGTTAAATTAAAATTATACTGTTTACCCTCATAGACCTCTATAGTTTGATTACCGCCAGTTGCAGTGATACCGCTGAAATAAACAGCACCACCGGATGCTCCAGTCGAACCATAAACAAGCACATCAATATCAACAACATCAAAATAATTCTCAGGTGTCTGTAATGCTGTTGTGAAAGGTCGCGTAGAGAAAGCTCTAAGATCTTCTAGAAATCCAAAATCAGGGTTGGCTAGTATATCAAGATAAAATCCAGATTCTATATCAGATCTTACCATCGTATCGGTCCAAGCCTTAGTGTTATAAACGGTAAAATAGATACCTTCACCGCATATATCAACTATCCTAGCATTGAGTGGCAGGTATGTGGATTTAAGTCTTTCTTTTAAAGCAAACAGTTTGATCAGTACTTCCTCCTGAGTGAAAGCAAATGCATCAATGACCACAGGATAACCATATTCATCGACATCTACAGTTTGCTTGTTGAGATCGTAATAAAGACCAAATAAAGAAGTCTTTTTATACGTTCTGCTAGGAACTAAAGTTGCTTCTGAAGAAACGTCAAGCACATAAGTCCCGTCTGGTCCAGGTCCATATGTCTGCTCGAGTCTATATTTCCCTTTGTTAGCATTATCAAGCACGTCGCTTATCAGTACGCTCTGAGTATAAGCTCCTCCGTTTTGATATTGGTACTGAGCCAAGAATGATAGATTCTGAAGCAGTGGAGAAACCTTCTGAACCGAATTATAGGAAAGATTTAACCAATATTCCTTAATTCTAAGATCCTGATATCCAAAGAACTTAAGAGCATTTATAAGACCCTTATAGGCACCAATATAATCATAGATTTGGTTACCAGAAAGAAGAAGTTCTTTTCTCTTTTCATTAATCTCGAAGAAATTGGGGAGAGGCTCCTTTGGGTCGCTATCCCTAAGTATGTTGGCATCTTGTGGATAAAAAACTTGGCCAACGTTCTGTAGCATTATACGGAATCTCTCGTCCTCACCTACAACCTCACCGTAAAAATCAACTTCTAGTACTTTGGATGGCGTTCCGGAAGAAAGATCCTCCACTATCAATTTTCTCTGATATACGTCAGCATATAAATCCGTGGCGTTCAGAGCCACGTTTATAGGAAGTGCCTCGGATCTAGCAGGACCGGTTGATCCGCTTATGAGATATCCATTTGAATAATCATCATTAACATTGTAATCTACAGGGAAGGCTAGGTTTGGATAAGAAACTATCAGTGGGTATTGCTCACCTCCAGTTCCTCCTGCGTCCTCTACTATTTTATATGTGAATATAATTTCAGAAACGTCTATGTCACCATAATTATCACTATCCCATCTGGATCTCCATATAGAAGGTCCAGCCCCGCCAGTAGATCCCGCTCTTGGATAGATGTACTGTAGTTCAGAGTCTATCGAAGCAGTTAAAACTGTAGCAGATGTTCCTGCAGCGAATCCATAATTAAAAGAGCTTGGATTAGCATAAACTGTCGATAGATCCTGTGAAGTTGGCGAAGCCATTTGTGTCCAAGAAAATCCACCATTGGAAGTTCTTAGTATTATACCGCCGGTTCCAACGATATAGCCGTTCATTTCATCCCAGAAATAAACATCATATAGATCAACAGAGAATCCAGTATCAAGGGATGACCAACTTTGACCAAAATTGCCCGTTGTTAAAAGAACGCCACCACTACCTACTGCAAAACCCTTTCCACTAGATAGAAGAAATCCTCTTCTAAAATCAGAAGAAGCAGGGCTAGAAGTTTGCGTCCAGTTTAATCCCGCATCGGTTGAGTAGAATAAAGTGGAGTCCTCACCTACTATAAATCCTTTACCGTTTTTGAACACTACATCCCAAAGACCTGCTGTTGTTGTCGGTGATATATCGGTCCATGTGTCACCATCATCGGTGGATCTCCATATAACGCTATCGAGAGAAGTTCCAGCTCCAGTGGGATCAGATGAGCTATAAAGTCTACCAACAGCTATTGCTGTTTGACCCCCTGATTGATCGGTGAAAGCAACACCTCTCATATCATTTTTATAGCCACCTGGAATTGCAGGTATTGATGAAGCTGCGGAAACACTTGGGTTACTACTAGAACCAGTCCCGACCAGTATCCTATTAGTATCACTAAGTGTACTTAGTAGAAAAACAGAAGATGAACCACTTTGACCATTCCAACCTAATCCATAGATTATCTGTGAGGAGGGCAGAGTTATATTACTAAAATTCTGCCCGCCGTCCACTGAATACCTGAATAAACCAGAGCTAGAAGATCTTCCTGCTACTAAAACAGTATCGGAGTCAGTAAAAACTGACCTGATATATGAAAGAGTGCTGGCCCCGGAAGAAACAGATGACCAGGATTCCGAATTAGTTGAAAGAGCATAAGCTTCCTCAACTACAAAGATCTGCTGGTTCTCATAGAGACCGGATGAAACCTGATCAAAGAAAATGCTACCTGAGAAATATCCACCAGGTCTATAAGCGTAATTTGTTGTTACCTTAATGTTCTTCCCGGTAGAAACTATAACTTGCCCACTGACCTGAGAAAAATTCACGGTAACAGATGTCGCTCCTATTGTTACACTGGAAATTCTTCCTCTGAATTGATTTTCAGGGAGTATGTCGAGAGTTATGTCAACCTCCGCTCCTCTCTGAAGGAAGTAGTATATCTCATTGGCCCACCCCGTGATATTAAATCCATTGGTGTCCTGTATGTTGAATACCAAAGTAGATGTGTTATCAAGACTTCCTACATCTAACTGGCCCCTAGAAGAAGATGAGACCGCACTAACATATAGAAAGGTCAGATCGAGAGGTGTTGGTCCAGTAGGTCCAACGTAATCAAAATTTAGTGGATTACCTGATTTATTAAAAAACTTTAACCTTCTATCTGCCATTAGAACACTCTTCTGTTATTTTTCTTCACTGTATAGTTCACAAAGTTTGTTATCTGCTTCGTTGATTCTATAAGGGCAAAAACTACTCTCTGGAAAAAAACCAAAATAGAAGCCTTTACAGGATCTCTTAGTATGACTTTTGACATTGTTTTCTCAAATATTCTTTCTTTATAGTCATAACCAGAGTAGAGATCGTCATTTACGCTGTATTTAACATCGTCTATGTTATCAGTTGGATCAAAAGCATAATATTCTCTAGGGGCATTTATTTTAGGCATGCCCTTCATGATGTCAGTGTAAGTCGATGCTGCTACACACGGAGCATATCTTACAGTTCCTGTCGCATTAATAACAACATTACGATATCCAGTGCATCCAATATTAAAAGACCTATCCTCTGCTAGAGCAGTAGTTTCATAAACATCGGTCGGCTGGTAATAAGTGGTGTTCGTAGTCGGCGGAACTTTTCTAACGACCGTAAAATTAACACCACCTTCAGGATCTTGAAACTGCGGGTTGAATCTATTAATTCCTGCCATAATTACATTCTATTTGGTATAGTTTGTGAATTTGAATTTATTATAACCGACTTCTGGGCCTTAGCAGATTCGCTGTTAAATGTATTCGGAACCACATAAGGAATGTCTATGTTTAATGCACAAGGCTGTCCTTCCACTATTCCCTCTTTGTAGTAAACACCGTATCTATCAGTCCACCCACCTCTCATAATAACCAACTCGTTTCTTCCGATAATAATATCACCAAATGAATCTATTCCAACTTGCTGAGAAAGAGTAGCTTGATTTAGATTAGCGACACCCTGCATAGTTATTTGGTTGGCCTCATTCTTCTGACTAGTGAAGAAGAAGTTAGCTGAATCCACACCTGGTATTGATTCTAATATAGCGATAATATCAGATCTTGGTATTCTGTCTCTTCTCTTAAGATTCAACATATAGTCAGCTATGGATCTACGTATTGTATTCTTTATCGTGGTTGGATCGTTACCTTCAAAAATAGTAACAGATGCGTTACCAACTATTCTTGTGATTTGTGGATCTATGATCTTCAAAACAGTTGTTGCTATCATCTGACCTGAGTCTTCCAAAAGATTCAATATGGCAAGTTTCATAGCAGGTGAAAGTATAAACTCAGATGTTGGGATATCAAAATAATCCTCATTGGACTCAAGATTAAGAGTTATATCAGGAACTAAATACAGATAAACTATGTTGTCGTCATCTAGATATTCATCATCGAAAGTGGAATAAGCATGTATCTGAGAGAACATGTTTAATCTGGTCAAGTATATCTCATATGCCTGTGGATTAGCCAATACGAAAGATCTGCTAGTATAAGGAGCAACCAATCTGATCAGTTCTACACTCTCAGGATCGCTACCAAATAAAGGATCGACCTGATTTCTAATATTAACATAATCATTCAAGTTGAGCTGTTGACCGAATAAATCAGTACCGAGTCCAATGAATCTATAAGTGATTGGCTTGTCTGCTGTGGATCTGACATTACCCTGTCCACCTAATGTTTGAATATACTCTATTCTTATTCTAGATCCTGGAGGTGGCACTTTACCAAAGTTACCGTTTCCAAAATAAACATCTATACCGGAGGATATACCAGTCTTAACAATATAGGTAGATCCTTGTAAGGGCATATCATAGAAAGAATCATATCTTTTCCACTTTTCCTCATTAACATAAACATTGACATAATACTGATCGACAAAAGAACCAGATTTAGAAGGGATGTTGAATGATTGCAGAGCTCTACCGGTTCCAGTAACGATTGAGTTCTGAACTGTGCCCTGGGCTATCTTAACTCTTAAAGTGTTTCCAGCAACAAGGTTAAATGTGACACTAGGAGAAGAAAATATCATGGAATAAGTTTTTCCGTTCTGTATGCACTGAACAGAAGTGTTATTTGGTATAATAACTGCGCCACCACCAACAGGGGCAGTGTTCAGATTCCATTCAATTGATATCTCGCCTTGAGCTGTAGATGCTCTACCTGGGTCATATCCAGCCAGTCTAGCTAAGCTCTTTACCGAGTAATCTCTTGTCGCCTGATAGATATTAAGCTCTGTTATAGAATCTTCGATGAAATAAAGTATCATCTGTGACAGATTCTGTAAAACAAATAGGATCTGTCCCCATGCTGAAGCGGATGTAAACAGGTTCCTAGATTGATTGTAGGTTCTCTGTAAAAAATTGTAGGTGTCTGAAAGAAGTCCACCTATTAGTATTCTATTCTTCTGATATATGTTCATGTCTTTAACTTAACTTTAAGCTTACAACTGGGCTTTGATCCCCTTCATAAGGGAGCAAGAAATCTAAAAATGCGATGTCCCTATTTGTACCTAAATAGAATCTAAGATCATAAGATCCGCCTAGAGTTCTAAAAAGAGGGCAGTATGTGTTCAGGTGCAGATCTATTTCTTTTCTTACAGATCCCTCGGAAAGATTTAATTCAAAAAGCAAAGCTTCAAGACCAAGTCCAAATTTAGGATCCCCTAGTACTTCTCCCTTATCGGTTAGCAACATCATTTTTAATTGGCCAACACAGATCTCTACTGGATCTGTAACCTCTAAGATGTAAGGTACGTAATTTGGATCTTGTGGATCTCTATTGTAAATGTCTCTCATCCCTATTTTTGTTTATATATCCCTCCCAAAAAATAGGTAATAAAGAAAGCTATTTATTTTTTAATTCCACTGTAAGAAATAGCTAGGTGTGTTCTCACCATTGATCATATCCATGACCTCCTGTAATTCAGCTTCACCCGCTGATATAACATCAGATGCGTTAACTTGAACTCCACCGGGAAGATTATAGTTAAATGTGCCGAGCATTCTTCCCAGAGCTATCTTGGATTTAGCTATGCAGTATCTAACAAAAAGTTCATCTTCGAAAAGATATTCATCTCCGATCTTAACAAAACATCTGACGTAAAGATCATATCCGCCATTACCACTAGCAAAACCCTGGGCTAGCTGAGAATTAGCGCTCTGGTTACCATTACCGATACCGGATCTATTTGGATCCCTACCTAATATAGTCAGTCTCTTGGAGTTTTTGTTCCATTTGAAAGCATATGTTGATAGAAGATAAGCTTTAGCCAAGTCAAAATAGGAGTACATAACTGTTCTGTAAACCAGATTATCACCTATAAAAGGGGATAGAAGAAGCTCAGATCCTAACAATTTAGAATCACCAAAGTCCTTATCTGGGTTACCGCTGATACCAGCACCGCCAACATCGCGAACCTCATAAACGGTAACTATGGAATCCGGTAGTGTTAACTGTCTTGTAGCTTGCCATTCAGGATGTGCAAAAACTGCTTTACCGATTATAAATATTCTATCTTCAACAGAATACTGATAGTTGTCATAGAACCAATCCTTGGCCCTCTTTATGATCCTTCTAACCTCTTGTTCATTGAGGGAATATGGCAATCCGCAGCTGTAGTTAAGAGCATCGGTTATTTCCTGTATTAGTTCTGGTTCAGTCATGCGAAAATTAATAGTTCATATCGCCAAATTTGGCTCCTTTATATTTATCATTAAGGTCTTGAAGTCTCTTGTCTGTTATGAACCTTTCATTTCTAACTTCATTCCATCCTTTAACCTTCTTGGTAGTGTCGCTTATCTGTGCATATTCTCCAACTATACCTGCTCTAAGAACTCCGCCTTCAACCTCGCAGTTAACTGTTTTTTGTTCACAGTTAATATAACAATCTTTAAGCTTGTTGGTTGGCTCGATTGAACAAGCCTCCACTTTTGAGTTTACAACATCGGTCCCTCTAACCAAATAGCAATCTTCCAGATTGGACTTGTTTATTTTAGAATCGTAGATATTGCATTTCTTAATATAGGATCCCTTAATGTCACAATCTAGAAGGTCGAAATCGTAAATTTCAAAAGAATTTCTAGATCTTGCACTCTTTAATTGGAATCTACCGGTGGAAGTGTCGTAATTAAAGAAACAGTCTGTTATTCCACCTTCTATCACAAGATCAAATATTTTATCCCTTATTGCTGGGAAGTAGGTTCTTAGGTTTCCATCAAATCCTTTTAGATCAACAAATATCTTGAAATCTGGATAATATCTCAGAAATAGCTCAGGTCTAGAAAAGCATTTGACCACATTGGCGTAATCCTTCATCATTGACTTCAGCTTATCTAGATCATCCTTGCTGTAGCCTGGCTTCCTGTTGGTAACTATATCATAGAGATAAAGAATCAAATAGTCCATGACCTCCCTGATTGGCTCTATCTTTTTCTGATAGTCCTTGCCACCAAGATATCTGAACTCCAGATATCCCATAGGCGCCTTCGTGAAATTAACACCATAGTACTTATCACTAGGAACCTTGAACATCATTGGGTCTATATTGTTGATATTTTCCAATATCATGTACCGGCTTCTGGGCAAAACCCTTTTTATAGATTTGGCGTAAACGTTTTTGGTTCTATTTCCAAACTTGGAATATATGAGATTTTCATCAACACCTAGGATAAATTTAAGTCTATCCATAGTTTCTATTGAATTCTTTAGACTAGATCTTTCCTTATTGAAGCTAACCGAAAATTGGAAAGCACATTTATCGGTAGTCCAGCCATTCTCATCTATCCAACGAAGTATCTTGATCATTACCGGAACTGCCTCATTATAGCTCATTGGTCCAGTAACAAGTTCAAGCATATTTAAACCACCGGAATAATCGGGCTCTAATTTGAATCTTTCCCTGGTAACAGGAATCTCAGAGTGGTATTTATTAGATACCTCTACCTTTTTTCCGACTAGTTTTGAAATAGCTTCAGCAGCCCTTCCTTTGGTGATATTGGAAAAGAATTCGAATTCGAATCCAACATCGGCCAAAGAAAGGACCTGAGCTTTTTCAAAATGGTTTCTATTATCCTTCATTTATGGATTTAGCAAATATTTTTCCAGTGTGAACATCTATCTTCCAAATCATTACAGTGATAGGATCACCT